TCGGCACCGGACATCGGCGCCATGGATGCAGTGTCGCGCGGGATCCTTACGTAAACCTTACAAATCGGGCAGATAGACGTCAGCGTCCCCTGCGCGTCCCCTGAGCGCTAGGGGACGCCCCCTGTGACGTCCCCTGAGAAAAACAGGCAGTTTCCCTCTGACGCCCCCTGTGGGGTATACCGATAGACCTTTTTAAGAAAACGGCTCGGGGGTTGAACTAAAAGAAAATGGTATGCCCCAGAGGGGACGAGTGCCCCACGGTTCAAGTATTACTTTAAGTGCGACCCCCATGGGGCACTGCCCTACACGGGTTGATCGCAGAAACCCCCTGTGGGGCACTGCCCCTGCGCACTTAGCGCGAAAGTCTTCGGAGCCCCGATCGACCCCGACGGACCCTGCGGACCCTGCGCTGACGCGCTGCCGGCAGGACCAGGACGGACCAGGGCGGGCGCCGCGCGCACCAGGCCGACGGCCACGGATACGGTACGGGGTAGGGTATGCGATACCGGAGGGGGTATGGAAGGCGAGCGAGGGCCTCCGCCCCCGAAGGCCCCCCGGCGGGGTCCGAGCCGAGCGGCGAAAGGTCAGGGACCCCCCGCACAAATTTTTTTCTCGCAACGCTACGCTCTCCCCCAGACAAATTTTTTTAGTTACGCCGCAGTGTTTCCCGGCAATCGCATTTCACTGGATGCTGCATTACACTCGCCCCATGTTCCGCGCACGCTGCGCGCGAATTCCCGCGTCGTTTTTGCTGGAGCCTTGGCTTACACTGACGTCACCATGTTCCGCGACCTACCGATCCGCGCCCGAGAGTTGAAAGCCACCCCAGCGGTGCTGGAGCGCATTTACGAGGGTGCCAGGCTCGGCCTAAAAGGCGAATCGCTGGCGCTGGCTGCGGGTTTGCTGCCGGAGGAGTTTGCGCGGCTGAAGCTAATGGATCGCACGGCCGAGATTGCCGAGATGAAAGGCCGCGCCGACAGTGAGATGTCGATGTCCCGCGTGGTGTTCGAGGCCGCAGAGGGTGGCGACGCGAAGGCTGCGCTGGAGTTTCTCCGTCACCGCCACGAGTGGGTGGCAAAGCAGCAGGTGCAGGTCGACGTGAGCCAGCAGATCTCGATCACTGCGGCTCTGGAGCAGGCGCAGAGGCGTGTTGAGAAGATTGCTGCGGAGGACGCGGTGGTAATCGAGCGCGCTCCGCTGGCGCGGCCGCAGGCTCTGGGGGCTGAGGTTTGAGCCAATCCGAGCCAATGAAATTTGGCCGATACGCGCCGATTTGAGCCAATATGCGCCGATATACGCCGCTGACGATATAAATGCAGACCCCGAAATACACCCCGCAGGAAGAGCAAAACCTGATGGCTCGTATGTGGAGCGCCAAACTCCGCGACGACCCAGAGGCGTGGGTGATGTTTGCACTGCCGTGGGGCGAGCGCGGCACGCCGCTGGAAAAGCGTACCGGCCCGCGACGCTGGCAGCGTGAGATTCTGCGGAAGATCCGGGATCACATCGCGGCGAATGGGTCGCGGGATATGTACGAGGTGATGCGCTTGGCGGTGGCCTCGGGGCGAGGGATCGGGAAGTCGGCGCTGGTCAGTTGGCTGGTGCTCTGGATGCTGTCGACGCGGATCGGCAGCAGCGTGATCGTCTCAGCGAACAGCGAGGCGCAGCTTCGCAGCGTGACCTGGGCCGAAATCACAAAGTGGCTGGCGATGATCATGCACTCACACTGGTTCGAGATCAGCGCCACGCGCATTGTGCCGGCAAAGTGGCTGACGGAACTGGTGGAGCGCGACCTGAAGAAGGGCACGCGGTACTGGGGCGCGGAGGGTAAGCTCTGGAGCGAGGAAAACCCGGACGCTTACGCTGGCGCGCACAACGACGACGGCATGATGGTGGTGTTCGACGAAGCCAGCGGCATCCCGGACAGTATCTGGAGCGTGGCTGCGGGGTTTTTCACGGAGAACACGCCGCACAGGTTCTGGTGCGCGTTCAGTAACCCACGGCGGAACACGGGGTATTTTTTCGAGTGTTTTAACGCCAAGCGGGATTTCTGGGAAACGCTGAATATCGACGCCAGAACGGTCGAGGATACCGATAAAGGCGTGTACGAGCAGATCATTGCGGAGTACGGCGAGGATTCGCCGCAGGCGATGGTTGAGGTGTACGGCGAGTTTCCGGGGGCCGATGAGTACCAGTTTATCCCGATGCGGCTAGTGGACGAGGCGATGAGCCGCCCGGCGGAGCGCGACCCCGAGGCGCCGGTGGTGCTGGGGGTGGACCCGGCGCGGTTCGGGACGGATTCCACGATCATTGTGGCCAGGCGCGGGCGCGAACTGCTGGAAATCCGGCGGTTTCGAGGCGATGACACGATGACCGTGGTGGGGCACGTGATCGAGGCGATCGAGGACCACCGGCCGACGCTGGTGGTGGTGGACGAGGGTGGGTTGGGCGCGGGCGTGCTGGATCGGTTGACGGAACAGCGCTATAAGATGGTGCGCGGGGTGAATTTTGGCTGGAAGGCCAAGAACCCGGTGATGTACCAGAACAAGCGGGCAGAACTCTGGGGCGGGATGCGGCAGTGGCTGAAAACCGCGTCGCTGAAGCCCGATCGCGTGCTGAAAAAGGATCTCACGGGCCCGAGGACGCGGCCTGACTCGTCTGGGGCGATCGCGCTAGAGACGAAGGAGCAGATGAAAAAGCGCGGCCTGGCCAGCCCGGACGCTGCGGACGCGCTGGCTTGCACGTTCGCATTTCCGGTATATCATCGGGAGTACAATGCCCGAGCGCAGACGCGCACGGTGTCGTCGTACGGCGGCGCGGCGCAGTCTGCCGGGTGGATGGCTCACTGAAAGGCCGGTTGTGGCAAAGAAGTCCGTATCCCTAAGCGTAGGCCGAGGCGAGAAATTGCCCGCGAGCCGTGGCGCTGGGCTGACAGAAAAGGGTCGCCAGAAGTACAACCGCGAAACCGGGTCGAACCTGAAGGCGCCGGCGCCGAACCCGAAGACGGAAGCCGATAAGGGCCGCAAGGCGTCGTTTTGCGCGCGAATGGGCGGCGTGGCCGCGAAGGCCAAGGATGGCGAGCGGGCGAAAGCCGCTCTGAAACGCTGGAAGTGCTGATCATGCCGCAAAAACCAGGTCTGTACGCCAATATCCACGCCAAGCGCGAGCGCATCGCTGCCGGCAGCGGTGAAAAGATGCGCAAACCTGGGGCCAAAGGCGCGCCCACGGCAAAAGCGTTTCGCGAGTCTGCGAAGACTGCCAAAAAAGGGAAATGACCATGCCGCTGGTGAAATCTGCGTCAAAAGAAGCGTTTCGCAAGAACGTGAAGACGGAAATGGCGCACGGCAAACCGCAGAAACAAGCCGTGGCCATCGCGTATTCCACAAAGCGCGAGGCTCAAAAGCCCGCGAAAAAGAAGTAACGCAGCATGGCAACCGATAACGGCGTCGTTGGGGCGCGCAAGATAGCCAACGGCGGCACGGACCGCACGGATGTGCTTGCCGAGATGCGCAAGCGCATGGCGATGGCGCAGTCTGCGTACAGCAATTCGCGCTCTGCGGAACTGGACGACCTGCGGTTCATGGCTGGAAGCCCAGATAACAACTGGCAGTGGCCGCAGGACGTGCTGGCGACGCGCGGCAGCGTACAGGGCCAAACGGTGAACGCCAGGCCGTGCCTGACGATCAACAAACTGCCTCAGCACGTCAGAACGGTCACCAACGAGCAGCGCCAGAACCGGCCCTCCGGCAAGGTCATTCCTGCCGACGATCGCGCCGATCCGCAGGTTGCGGAAATTTTTGACGGCATCGTGCGGCACATTGAGTACATGTCCGACGCGGACGTGGCGTACGACACTGCCTGCGAGAATCAAGTCACGTTTGGCGAGGGTTTTATCCGCCTGCTGACCGAATATTGCGACGAAGACACGTTCGATCAGGATATTCGGATCGGCCGCATCCGCAATGCGTTCAGCGTGTACATGGATCCGATGATCCAGGACCCGTGCGGGTCGGATGCTCGGTATTGTTTCATCACGCAGGATTTGACGACGCAAGAGTTTGAGCGGATGTTCCCCGACGCGACGCCGATTACGTCGCTGCGCTCGTCTGCGGTGGGCGATGGCTCGATGGGGTACTGGCTGAACGAGAACACCGTTCGGATCGCCGAGTATTTCTACATCGTCGAAGAACGCGCCACGCTGAACATGTACCCTGGCGGCATCACGGCGTTTGCGGACTCGCCTGAGGCCAAGCAGATGGAGATGATGGGCATGGAGCCCATGCGCACGCGGGAGTCGACGCAAAAGCGTGTGAAGTGGATGAAGACCAACGGCTTTGAAGTTCTAGAAGAGCAGGACTGGGCCGGCAAGTGGATTCCGGTGATTCGCGTCATCGGCAACGAGTTTGAGGTCGACGGCGAGATTCACATCAGCGGCCTGGTGCGCAACGCCAAGGACGCGCAGCGGATGTACAACTACTGGGTGTCGCAGGAAGCAGAAATGCTGGCGCTGGCACCCAAGGCTCCGTTTATCGGCTACGGTGGCCAGTTTGAGGGCTACGAGCAGCAGTGGCGCACGGCGAACACGCAGAACTGGCCGTATCTGGAGGTCAATCCAGACGCTACGGACGGTGCGGGCAACTCGTTCCCGCTGCCGCAGCGTGCGCAACCGCCGATGGCCCAGCAGGGGCTGATTGCGGCCAAGATGGGGGCTGCGGATGACATCAAAGCCACGACGGGCCAGTACGACCCTTCCCTCGGCGCGACTTCCAACGAACGTTCGGGCCGCGCTATTCTGGCTCGTCAGGCTCAGAGTGACACAGGCACGTATCACTACGTTGACAATTTGGCACGTGCCATACGTCATGTGACGCGCCAGATTATCGACCTGATCCCGAAGATCTACGACACGCAGCGCATCGCGCGCATCATCGGCATCGACGGCCAAACCGGCATGGCCAAGATCAACCCGATGCAACAAGAGCCCGTGCGCGAGATCCGCGACGAGGCAGGCATCGTCATCGAGAAGATTTACAACCCCGGCGTCGGCAAGTACGACGTCGTGGTAACCACGGGTCCGTCGTACCTGACGAAGCGCCAGGAGGCGATGGACGCGATGTCGCAGATCCTGCAAGGCTCGCCGCAGTTGTGGGCCGTGGCTGGCGACCTGTTTGTGAAAAACATGGATTGGCCGGGAGCTAAGGAACTGGCAGAGCGCCTGCGCAAGACCATCGACCCGAAGTTGCTGCAGGATCAGGACAACCCTGCGCTGCAGGCAGCAAATCAGCAGATCCAGACGCTGATGCAGGAAATGGGCGCGATGCAGCAGATGTTGCAAAATGTCGCCCAGTCGATGGAAGCGCAGAAGATGCGCGTGGACACCTTTAAGGCCGAGTCTGAGGCCGAAATCAAGGCTTATGAAGCCGAGACCCGCCGTTTGCAAGCCGTCCAGACCGGCATGACGCCGGAGCAAGTGCAGGAAGTGGTTATGCAGACCATGCGTGACATTGCAACGGTGGGCGATATGTCTGTGGCCATGCGCGGCCAGATGCCCAATATGCCGCCAGTTGAAGGAGTGCCGGTATGACTTTTGACGAAGCACACCGGGTTTTTGAATACCGCGACGGCGCGCTATACTGGCGCATCAAACCAAGTCGACGCGACCCCGCTGGCATGAAAGCTGGGTATACAAGCCCCGTGGGTTACGTTGCCGTCAATTACAAACGCAAAAGATATTACGCTCACCGCCTAGTATACTTTATGCACCATGGTTTTTTTCCATCAGAAGTAGATCACATTGATGGCAACAAACAAAACAATGCAATAGAAAATTTGCGCGCCTGTACTCACTCGCAAAACAACCAAAACAAGCCTGCGCAGTCAAACAATAGATCTGGCGTTAAAAATGTCTGTTGGTCGCCGCAAAGAAAAAAATGGGTCGTTTACTTAAAAGTAGACAACAAAAATACAAATTTTGGCGGTTACGAAGACCTTGAATTAGCCGAACTTGTGGCGCTAGAGGCTAGGCACAAGTACCATAAGGAGTTTGCTAGACATGCATAATGCAGCTGCTTTTATTGGCAACTTGTTTTTGTCGCGCGATGTGGCTCACTCCACGCATCTGAACACCCGCTCGTACGCCAAGCACAAGGCGCTGAACAAGTTCTACATCGGCATCATTGAACTGGCTGACGACTTTGCCGAGGCGTATCAAGGCAAGTACGGCCTGATCGGCCCCATCGAACTGCAGTCGGCCAAGAAGACGAACAACGTGGTGGAATTCCTCGAGGACATGGTGCAGACCATCATGTCCGAACGTTACGACGTCGTTGAGAAGGAATGCACGCCGCTGCAAAACATCATTGACGAGATTCTGGCGCTGTTCTACAGCACCCTGTACAAGCTGAAATTCCTGGCCTGACGCCGCGAAAGGACACACTGTGGAACTGCTGAAGCCCCTAAACGACGCCGCGTTTGCGGCCCAGACCGCCTCGTACACCGGCACTGCCGGCAGCACTACGGGCTGGAATGCCGGCCCGCAGGGCGTGGTGGTGTGGTCTTCGACTGCGGCCTATATCCGCGTTGGTGAGGGCGTTACCGCCACCACGGCCGACACGCCGATCCCGCCGAACACGCCGATCCCGTTTGCCGTGCCGCAGGGCACCGGCGCACCGTGGCGCGTGAGCGCGATCCAGGTTGCCGGCGGCGGCACCGTGTACGCCAAGCCCATCAACATCCAGTGAGTCTGAGCGATGCCCTACTTCGGTATACCCATCCGCAACGGCCTGCCCATCGGTCTGGGCTCGGTAGCCGGGTTTGGCATCTCTCCGTTTGATCCGTCGTCTCTCTTCGCCGCCGGCGAACAAGGCGCTTGGTACGACCCCAGCGACTACAGCACGCTGTTCACCGACTCCGCAGGCACCACGCCCGTCACTGGCGTGGAGCAGTTTGTGGGGCTGATGCTGGATAAGTCAAAGGGGTTGGTGCTGGGGCCGGAGTTGGTGACGAATGGGGATTTTAGCGGCGGCAGCACTGGCTGGACCGTTATTAGCGGCACATGGACAGTTGCTAATGGCCGGCTAAATGCTGGAAACACGGACGGAATTAAGCGATATGCGCAAAGCGCATCCAACATTGTTGCCGGCCGTTGGTACAAGGCTACTTGGAATCAATACGCAGGTGCAGGTACAGGCGCCGCATACTGGACGGTTCCAGGGGTTTGGAACGGGTCTGACAACTTACTGAACGGCGGCAACTATATTAATGGCACAGGCGAAAAAACAATTTATTTTGTAGCCCCAGTTTCTGGGCAATTTTATATTTACAACTTTGAGCAAGAAGTTGAATACGACAACTTTACCGTCCGCGAACTCCCCGGCAACCACGCCTTCCAAACCAGCTCCGCAAAACGCCCGAAGCTGGCGGCGCGGTACAACATATTGCTGAATTCCTCCACGCTTGCGACGCAAAACGTCACAACGCAGGCAACGGACTACACGCTGCGATTTGAAGGCGCCGGCACTGTAACGCTTTCTGGCACTGCTACTGGCACGCTTTCGGCAGGCGTAAACACATTTACTGCTACGGCGGGAACGTTGACGCTAACCGTCAGCGGCACAGTCACCAGTGCAGATTTGCGGCCTTCCTCGCAAGCCACGGGCCTGATCGGCCCCACCTACCAGCGCGTGGTGGACGCGGCGACGTATGACACTGCGGGGTTCTTGCCGTATCTGGCGTTTGATGGGCTGGATGATTCGATGTCTACCAATAGCATTGACTTCAGTGCTGGGGACAAGATGACGGTGTGGGCTGGGGTTAGGAAGTTGGCTGACTCCCAAAGCGCTATTAGCGAACTATCGTCAAATGTTAATTCAAATAATGGTGTTTTTGGACTATTTACAGGGTTTCCATCGCTAACAAGCACGCAATGGGCCTCAAAAGGCACTTTGGCTTCTAACGCTGACTATACCGCCGCGGCACCATTGACTACTGTATTGACTGGTATTGGTAATATTTCTGGAGATGTGTCTACGCTGCGCGCAAACGGCACACAAGTTGCAACAAGCGCAACTGATCAAGGCACCGGCAACTTTGGCAACTATCCGCTGTTTATAGGCGCTCGCAACAACGCAGGCTTTTTCTTCCAAGGCTGGCTGACAAGCCTCATCGTCCGTGGCGCACAGTCCACGCAAAGCCAGATCGAGGCGACAGAGGCGTGGGTCAACGGCAAGACAGGAGCTTACTGATGGACGTCTTCCGCACCCTCATCGTCACCGCCGAAGAAGCCCCCCTAGCCCGCCTAGTGTGCTCAACTCTTGGCGGCTTGCCTTACGAGGGCATGTTCGAAGTCGGCCTGTCGCCCACTGGCGATGAGCCTGCCACGCACTACATCAGCAGCGGCGGCGTGAGCGAGAACTTCGCCAAGCTGGCACCGTTCAGCAGTTGGGCTTGGGAGCAACCAGACCCCGATCAGCCTGGGCAGTGGGTGGAGACGGAGTACAGCCCCGGCTACCCGCAAATCACTGCCGAGCGTTGTGTCGAAGCCGGGCTGGAGGTGACGCCTGAGGCCATTGAGTATATGTACGCGGCATCAGACGTGACAGATGAGCCGTGGCAGACGGCGCTGGCGCGGCTGGGGTTGCAGCGCATCATTCCGCCTGAGCCTGTGGCCACCTCGGAGCCGCTGACGTGACGCCTAAACCCGCCCGTGGCCTGATTGCGTGGGTGTTGCGCCGCACGGGCTTTGCGGGCGTGGCGCTGGCTCCGTTCGGGATTTACATC